AGTAAGCGTTCTTTAACGTTTCCCCAAAGATAATTAACTAAATAAGGGCTATAATACTTCACATGATTAATATACAATTCTCTTCCGTGATCTCTCAAGTATGATTTCTTAGCATTTAAATATTGTCTCCATACAATATCATCTACAGTGTTTAAATTAAATTGAACCATTTCGCTGTACTCTCTACCGCTTTCAGCCCACGGCATTATACGAATTTCTACTGTTTGCGTATCACTATGCTTATACATTGAAGAGAAATTGATAAAATGATATCTATCTCCGTTTCTTTGATTGTCTTCAATATCTTGAAGGTCTTCAAAGTCTTTACTGTATCTATTTAACAATCTGTTTAAATACTTTCTGTTGTTCTTGTATCTTTCAACATACTTTTCTTTAAACATTTTAATACTAGAAGGAAGCGATAATATGAAATAATAGACTGTAGAACTTAGCTTTAAATGCATATGATTCCCGCATGAAGAATTTTGATAAAAGCTAAACTTCTCCGCTAACTCATCATAAATTTCGCCATATAATTGAGATATCTTTTCATAGTTTGACGCTGGACTCCAAAATGTTATTTCAACATCAGTCTCATCATAATTGCTAACTTCTATACTACCGTCATGATGGGCTTCAATATCATGAATTAGCCCCTTCTTTTCATACTTTTCTCTTAAAAAAGTGATTGCTTGATTTACTTGAGAATCGGGCATTACGCCCTCTAATTCAACTCCTATTGAACTAATTATTTTTCTCATAATTAGAAATATAGAGAAAAGACTATTTAAAACTTTCGATAAAAAGAGACATGAGAATAAACGTAAAAAAACGTTTAACTTTAAACATGAAAAATAAAAAAATTACAAATCGTAGATGTCGTAATTCTTGTTTCTGTAACTGTAATAATAGTAGTAATCTTTTATATCCCTTTGCTTAATTATTTTGAAAGTGTTAGTATCTAATAATATAATTTTATTCTCTATCTCCGCTTTCGGCATTGTTAATCTAAATTTAAAGTCACCGACGGTATAATATTGTGATAATATATTATCTAAGCTCTCATTTGAAATTAATATCAAACTACGTAAGTAATACAGTTTTGCAGTCTTATGTTTTGATATAATCAATAATTTTTTAGAATCTAATGAATTGCAATAAGCAACTCCGTAAAAGCCGTCAGTATCGATTTTATCAATATCTTCATTATTTATTGCTTCTGCATTTTTTGAGAAGAACTCATAACTATCACTATTATCATCTAACTTGCTTTTGCTCATTGAATAATAATATGAATAGCCGTAGTAACCGTTATGACTGCATATATAATTGCCTATTTGCCAACCGTGAATATTCTGCTCTGTAACGCTTCCAGAAGTTGCTTTTCTTAAATGCATGTGTATTAGCGTATTATTACTGATTTTCAGATTCTCTAGTTTTTTCTCAAATTCATTGTAATTCAAAGTTCTGATGATTTGTGAACTTAGAGAATTATACAGAAACGCCCCATCATCATTGTATTTAAATTCATTGAAAATTTCTTTTAGCAGATTTTTGACTTCTTTCTTTTGCTTTTTGTTCACATCAAATATTTTAACAATTAAGTTATAGCACATGAGACTCACCTCAATTTATGATTATATGATACTTTGTTAATAGAGGGTCATCAACTAACGGTAACTTCATAAGTAAGTGAGTTGGCAAAGTTAGCACAAATTTATTAGTTATAAGATAGAAATACCCAAATTGTTGTGGCAATAAGTTATGCAGATATCTTGCTAAATGATCATAGTCTATCACTTGATGTAGAACTAAATTTGCATCAACCCACTCAGCATAATAAATGTCAGTGTCCTTAAATATTAGCACATCTTCATACCCTTCTAAGACTTTCGAGTTCCAAGTAAAATCATTAATTACGTATTTATCGCCTTCTAAAACTTCTAAAACAAAAAATTGCTTATTTAGATTTACAACTACATCTTTATTTATAGAGACTATTTTCATTTGCATCACTATCTATATAATTCGCTTTTATCATTTAAAAATTTATCTATTTCTCTCTATAGTAGAACAAGTCAAACAATATTCGAAATATGATAAATATAGCTTAGAGTTTGCAGAAGTCTCAAATCAACAAATTGCTTATAATGAATATTTTGAATATCTGCAGAGCGTAGAATAGTCTTAAATTTGTCAAGCAAAGCTTTTGAATTATGAAAAAAGGAGTTCATGTAATTTATAAATGCGGATATTGCGGATATACACTTTTAGATGCAAGAAGTTATGATTTACTAAGTATAAAGTTGTATTCAAATGCTGAACTTCTAAAATCAATAAATTATGAATGTCCAAATTGTCATAAAAAATTTATCGGAGTTAAAAAAATAGAAGTATCTTACGGGGATTAGAAGCCCCTTTTTCTCAAGTACTCATCAAGAGCTTCAGAAATAGCATCTTTTATTTTCTTATCATTTTTAGCACAATACATTTTCAGTCTAGTTTTCAACTCTCTTGAAATTACTATCCCGAAACTTACCTTTTCTTCTGACATTTCCTCTCAATTTTTAAAAAATGAAATTGACAAATAAATAAGTATCTAATGATGAAAGCAGTGACTCCATAAATCTACAAATATTCCCGTAGAGACCACAATATCTGCAATTGCAATAAACTTAACTAGAGAAATATTAGTTGCAAAGTACAAGATGATATTCAACAATATCAGAATTAGCAAGCCGTATAAATCGTGAGTTCTTCCGTGAGTAAAATAATACCACATATTGCAAGATTCTGAATTATAGAACTTCAGAGTTCTGAAATTAGAGTTTGAAAACTTTAGTAAAACAGTTGCAACTACAGCTTCAGCAATATCATCAATCGGAATATGATAATAAACGGGATAATACCACGCGTAATTGAAAGGCAAAGTGTTATCAAGAATCCAATAAAATACATCTTCTAATGTCATGCTATAGAGGAAAAGTGAAAATGTTAGAGTTACACTCGGAACTAATGAAATTACAAAAAAGAAAATGAAATAAATTACGCGATAAATGTAGGGATTAATGTAGAGATAGAACGGCGTCCTCACTTCTACAAACGCGTAAGTAATTGAAAAAATAACAATTAGCAATGTTTTAAAAAATAAATATCTACTTATCATTTTAAAATCCCTAAATATTTATAAATTGACTTTTTTAGCCAAGTTGCTTCTGTAAATTCTCTACTATTTGCAAACGGAACACTGTTATCAACTATATATTTCTCAACTTCTTGTAAGTATATCAGAAACGGGGCATTAAATACTGGAATTCCAGTCTCCATTGTATAAAGTGCAACTTCAAGCGGGTTATATTCAACAAAATATTCATGCGTTTGTCTCGGAAAAGCTAAAAATACTCTGTAGTAATTCGGCAAATTGTTCGGTGCTGAGAACCCACATTCTTCTAAGACAAGCTTCTTAAACGCCGGGACATAAAAAACGCCGGCATAATTTAAGTTGTTGTCAGCATCTCGAACTAAAGCAACCCTATAAGGATAATTATAATACTTATTTTCATTAGTTACGAATTTAATAATTCCGAATGCTTTGTATACTTCTGTATAGAAATTCAAAAACGCGTAAGGCGGGACTTCCGGAGTCCCTCTAACTAATACAAATTCTCTATCAATTCCGCTATTATTATAAATTACCCAATTTAAGCAACCAGTATTTTCATCAAAATTTTGCCAAATTACGCCGTATCCTAAATCTTGTTCAAGCTTGCTCAATTTTGTTAGCTCTGTTTCTTCAAAATTTTCAACTAGAAATTTAGAATTTTTTCTCAATTTTTCTAATGTCTGATTCTGCATAATATTTTTTTATCACTTTAACTTTAATAAACTTAGCATGAATAATGAAACTCTCAATATTATAGCTTTTCTAGTTCATAGTGTACTATTTGCAGTTTTTCTATTCTTAGCAGTTGTAAATCCAGAATTATTCAAATGTCAAAATTATATGAATATTCTATATATTTTACTCTCAACATTATTAATTCATGGCGGATATCACTTAGGGAAAAAGTCTTGAATTCTGCTTTAACATATAAGCAAAAACTCTTTCAAAATCACTCTTTGTCTTCGGGACAATTTCTATCCGAATGTCTGCATGCAGACCTACATGCCCATGAACTTCGGAATAGTCTAATCTTCTGTTAAGAAATACTAGAACATGATAATGCAACCCTTTAGAATTTCGCGTAACTTCTTTAACAGAGAAAACATGAGCAGTCCTATCAAAATTATAAATATATTGTCGAAATTTTTTATAAATCGGAGTAGTTGAATAAAATCTATAATTTGTTGCAATTGTAACAAAATATGTAAAAGCAGAGGATAAGTGGAAACTTAAAAGTTTTTCATAATTCATAATTGAAATCGCAAAAGTGACATTTAAAAAATTTCTCGAAATCTTTAAAAATTTTAACGCAAAGACTCTACATAATGAAAAGCATCAAAAAACATATAATCATAAGACTTCCGAAAAGTAAACTAGAATTTTTTAATGAAAATAAGGACAAAATTCTACAAATTATTGATGAAATAATTCAAAAAAATATAGAAATTAGAAGAATTGAAGACTTAGAAATATATAGCGAAAGAGTATCGCTAACTGTTGATGAACTTTACTATGAAAAACTAGAAGAGCTTGCAAAAAAGTATAAAATGCCGATATCAACTCTAATTAGAAATATAATATTTCAACTAAGTTAAATCTTTTTTTCTCTAACTTTTATCTTTGTATTTTTTAGATTCCTAACTCTACAACTCTATAATTTTATATTTGTCAAACTCTTTAACTATCTTAATGGCAAGCCTTAAAGAAATAATAGAAGAGTTAGGAAGTCAAGCGAAACAAAATAATAAAATAGCTTCCAGAGTATTGAAAATTAAAGGAATAAAGAGACTAGTAGTTCAATTAAACGCTATTCCAAATGGAAATTCTGTAAGATATTCAATGACTATCCATAGCCAGAACAACTTTAGAAAGCAAATCGGAATAACTGCTAATGATGCAGAAGATTTAAAAATAATCAGCGAATTCTTATCAAAATATGCTGATTTGCTAAATGAGTATGTAAAATTTACTGGAAGGAATAGCAATTCAGTACAAGAAGAAGAACTAGACTTAGAAGAAGAACAACATCAACAGTCCAAGAAACAACAGAAAAAGAACGTAGAAGATGAATTTTAAAAAAGTCAAACCGTAACTTTTTTTTCATGTCTCAAAACGAAAGTAAGCCTTCTTTTCTCCAGAAAGAGATAGCCCACTCTTTTTATTACAACCCACGAGATACGGAGCGTATACTGAACATCATACTAGGAGAAAAACAAATTGAAGAAAGAAAAAGAATTGAAATTCTGAAGGCTTACAAACGCGGAATTGATAATCAATATTTCCAATCATACTTGCTATTTAATGATGAAGTAAAATTTATCTCAAAGATTACTAACTTTAAAGTAAAAGATAATCAAGTACTTGCAAGATTTCAAAACGGATTTTCTGCAGAATTTGATCCGCATTTAATTGCAAATAATCCAGAAGATTTCTATAATTTAATTTCTTCTTATATGTTAGTCAAAATTAGAAAAGGAACAGATAGCTGGTATATAAATGATATTTATTCCATTGAACCGCCAAATAATTATGAAATTGCAAAAGAACTCTTTGAACTTGCAGAAAATGAACATCAATTATACGCTCTACTACTGCAAGCTTTCGGATATGACCCGACTAAAATGGACGTAAATGACATTTTCCTCTTCTTGCCGAGATTATTCCCGCTTTTTAAATCCCCGATTACAAAACGTCAAATTAACTATATTGAAATTTCTAACAGAGGTACTGGAAAAACTACAACATTTATGATTCTCCAAGAAGTCTTCAATTTCAGATACTATACAGAAGCCCCAACTTATGCGAATTTAGTTTATGATGCCCGTAATAATATGTATGGTGCAGTATTTCTATCAAACGGCTTAATATTTGATGAAATTCAAACTTGGAAAGATAATTTATCAAAAAATAACTTGAACGCTATAAATTCAACTCTAAGTACTGGAATTGAAAATTGTATTTGGACAAGAGGAAGCGGTACAGAATCAAAATCTGCAATTATTCAAAAATGTTTGCCAATAATTTACGCCGGAAACCCTTACTCTTACACAATTAACAGATTAGCAACTCCGGACGTAGAAGACTATCTACAAAATTATGAAATATTTACTCCGGCAATTTTAGATAGAATTCATATTATTCAAATTGCACTTAAAAAAACTTACGACCAAATCATTAACGCAAGAGTCTTATATCCTTCAATTCTTAGAGCTTTAGTTGAACTAATTCAAGACAAAATTAACAAAACTACAAATTATATAAATTGTGATAATCTGCAATCTAGGAGACAAGAACAAGCTATAGATATTCAGATTTTACTGCAAGCTCTCGGGATAGATATCAGAATCGGTCAAAGGTCAAGTGAGGAAATTTGTAAACAGATATCATTATTAATGAGATATTTCAATTTATCAGAGTGATATATATGAATTATGAAGATATAATTAAGGAAAGTTTTAATGTAAAATATCCAGAAGACACAATATTCCCGTCCGAAATCGGAATTTGTTTCAGAAGAAGCTATCTTTCTAGAAAAGTCACTTTCCAGAAAAAAATTAATGAATTTTATATGGACTTAGGAGTACAATATCATTATCATATTGAAAGCTATCTAGTTGAAAAATTGAATTGTAAGAATGAAGTAGTAATAAATGATGAAATTGAAGGAATGAAAATATCTGCAAGAATTGATTTAATTTGCGGGAATGATTTGATTGAATTAAAAACTATAAGTCACGAAATTTTTCAAGTTAAAGAATATCACTTGTATCAAGTTGCAATTTACTACTATCTCTTAAAGAAGCAAAATTACAAAATTGACAATGTATACATCATTTATCTAAATAGGACAACTAAAGAAGTTAAACAATTGAAAATTGATGATGTTCTCTTAGAAGTTTATGCCAAGAAAGCAATTGAATGGATAAAGAAAATGAAAGAATATTTAAGTCAAACTGATTATAAAAAAGTCCCAGGAATGAATAACAAATTCTGCACAAATTGCGAATTTATTAACTATTGTTACGGCAAATTGTTCTAGAGAAAGATTTAAATATCTAAATCTCTAAAATATAAGTGTGAGAAAAATGTCTCAAAAAGAAGTCGATAAGTGGAAGGAAAACGTTAGATATATAGTTAGACAAGTCACAAAGAATCAAATTGCAGAACTTTTAACAACATATTTTGAGCTTGATGAGACACCAGAAATATTAGCAATCAGCAGAGCGATAACAAGCATTAAAGGGTTTGCTCTAATTAGAAAAAAGATATTTGCATTTGATATTATTTTTGTAAAAAATGAGAAAAAAGAAATATTAAATATAGTACTAAGATTTGGAAATAGAAAAATTATTGAAGCAAAAGAAATTACAATTGAAGAAAATGAAACTAGACTTGAGATATTCATAAAAGAAAACAAGCAATTTTTATTTGCTGTATACTTCTAATCTTTAAGTTAAACTTATTTTTTTATGTCTAATTTTTCTCAACTCTCAAATAGAATTACATCTTTTTCTTAAAGAAAAACAAACATGAAACTAGGGAATTAAAAATAACAAAATTAGAAAGCTAAGAAATTAGAGCAAAATAAAAAAGAAAATAGCTTAATATAAATCTATTGACTTCCAGCCTTGAGAATACGTAAATACATATAATGTCTCATGTTCTTGCAATTCCCCTTCATAATCATCCGCAGTCTTACGTAATAGAATGACTGTTCTTGTCCTTGGGATAAAAGCATATAAGAATTCATTTGTTGTCGGATAATTGTAAACTCTGTTCATTAGCACTCTCTCTACTTCACCGTATAATATCTTTACTTCTGCACGATCTTCAAACGAAGGCCCAGGTCTGCTCCATTCACTTAGTAGTAAAATGAACTTTGACTCCTCTTTGCCTTCTTTTATAGCTCTTAGAATCAAATCGCGTTTTTCCTCTAATGTTAGTTGAGTCAAATCTAACTGACTTATATCTTGACTTGAATTACTCTCTTCTTTACTCATTCTCATATCACCGTTATAATCTATGTCAAAACTAGTATTTAAAATTTTCTCTAAACTTCTATCTCTCTATCTTTCTAAAATGTCATAAATAATAAGCTAATAAAACAGAAAAAAGCTTATAAATTACATGATAAAAATGGGATTTTTACGCTCTGACCCAAAGAAAATGATTTGGCAAAGCGACGGAAAATACGCTTTAGAACACGGACATGAGTTTTATACAATAAATGTTGCAAAAGAACTTCATAATCTAAACGCAAAACTTTGGCTGAAATATTCAGATTTCACGCCAATTGATATTGATGATTTATTATTAGTTGCGGAATTGACAAGAAATAATTTTGAAAAACAACAGAGAACATTAATACATTGTAACGCTAGAGTTCATAGGAGTGTAACTTTTACATTAGCAAGCATAATGTACATTTATAATTTAAAAATTAAAGATGCAATGAAAATTTTATGTAGTCCGTGCATAGATTTTAATATTTATATTAGCGAAATATCGAATCATTTTAACTCACTACAAGATTTCTATATTGCATACATACGCCATTAGATAAAATCATATTATATTCTAATTCTTTAAATTTAGACTCTCAAATACTATAGCAAAAACGAAATATTATTTACAGCATAAGAAAAACAGAAAACAAAAGCAGAAGAAAAAATCAATTTTCCTTAATAAAACTTAATGTATAACCTTGTTTTAATAAACAATACAATTTAAAAATTGAATCTGTAGCATACTCATCAATTTTCGGAGTTTCTGGCAACCTCTTCAAAATACTAATTATATCATCTGAAATATCATATTCTGCATAATATTTAACTTTAATTAAATGATTTTCAACTATATAAAATCGATAGCAATATATTTTACGCTGTAATCCGTTAATATAGACAATTAAATTCGGAAATCCAGATATTCTTTGATGGTTAGCTATATATTTCACATTACTACCTTCTAAATAAAATAAAGAATTAAATTCTTCATTTGTTATTTTTCTTATCAACTTAAATAAATTCTTTACATCATCTTCATATTCTAACTCTACAATTTCTGATTTTATTTCATCTAACCTCTGTTTAATATTTTCTAATTCATTTTCTATTTCTCGAATTTTTTCTATTTGACTCATATTTCTCTCCTCTGAATTCTTTTTCTCTTTTGACAATTTTATCTTTTTTTCTCTCCTTCCGAA